TGTCTGAGGCCAAACCTCCAGCAGCAAAGATGATCTTGTTCTGGGTTCCAGTGTCAGAAGTAGCGAATACTAAGTTACCACGATCTTCAGACCCGGCTTCTGCACCAACCATAAAAATGTACCCGTCACCTTTACCAGTAACGGTGAAGTCAGGATCAGCGAAGTTGCTTGAAGTAATACCCATGTCGATATATCCAGAGGCATCTGTACCGTTGTTTGAATAAAGAATTATATCTGTTGAGGCGTTAGCATTTGCTGAGCGGTTGCTAAAAGCAATCTGTGCATAATCTGTCGCTGTAGTTGTTACTACTAAAGTTGGGTTGGTTAAAGAGGCAGTAGTTGAGAAAGATTCTGCGGTTGTTCCAAGATAAATGTTGTCATTGACAGTAAGGTTAGATACGCCGTCAGGTGCAACTACTGTGCCCAGGGCTTGAAGCGCCTTAGCTACATAGACTAGGTCTTGGGCGCTATATGCGCTTGCAGCAAGGGATGAGCTAATCTCAGCCTTGATTGCGGTTACCTGGGTTTCCAGGCTTGAATAATTTGGCATTCTATCTCCTAGTCAAAAATTCCCAAACCCAATTCGATCGAAATCAGGCGTGTGTCTAGTGCTGTGGTTTCCGTCTTTGTTGCTAAGTTCGCAGTATTTGCAATACCGTGAACGTTGGTAGTCTCAAGAATATGAGCATCGATTGATGCATCAGAGTCATAGATACCTGTTAGTGAAAAGGATAGGTTTGCTGTGCTGGCCTGCACGTAAACTCTGTCCCCGGTAGATATGCCAAATCGATGAGACTCAAGAGACTCACCTGCTGGTATAGCTACATCGTAAAGTATATACCCATATTCGCCAGCTGTCGCGCCTGTCGGAGCAACCCATACTCTGGCTGTAGCAGCAGAGGTATGCTTATTAGAAATAATCATCGAGGTCAAATACGCTGCCGCTGAGGTAAAGATCAAAGTTGCAGTATTTGATGCTGGGTTTGATATACCCATTCTACGAATTGCCATTATGCCCCTAACCACCAAGATGAAGACAAGTCTACAGGATTATTTACATTCCCTGACGCACCTGATACGTTCACCCAAGTATCTGTAGACCAGACTAGGAGACTGTTAGTTGTGGTATCAAACCAGAGGGTTCCGTTGATAGGGTTTTCCGGTTCATTTTCCAGCATAGCTGTGGCACGGCCAAGGCCGATCCACTGTGTGCCGGTGTAGAACTTGACCTGGGCCTCAGAAGAACTATAGTACATTGTCCCAGAAGTAGCTGATGAAGGATCAGTAGTCCTACTTACTAGGGTTAATGGTACGAGAAATTTCTGCGCCATTTTGTAGTGTTACCCGATTACGATGACTTTATATGCATCCGTTGCGGGAGCTGCCGCAAAGCTAACAGTCACTGTACTAGTATTTGTATGGGCTACGTCAGCAAATACCTCTTCAAAAGAAGTGGCATCAAAAATTGTCACGCTTACAAACTGAGTGTTTAGATTGTGTGTAACTGTAAAGCTTGTAGCTGAGTTGTTTCCAATTGTTGCAGTAACCTTACGAGCCACTACATCGGTATCGATAGCCACTGTATCAGCTGTAGCAGCTCCAGCAGCACCTCCACCAGAGGTAGTAATACCTAGACCAGGCTTTACCTTTGTACCTGCAGAAGTAGTTGTGATTGCTGCGTTAGTGTCAAGAAGGATTGCGCCACCTGAAGAACCGGTGGTCAAACCGCCAGTTGTTGAAGGGGCAAATGTGAAATTAGTTCCTGTAAGAAGAACACCGTTTGATGCAGTGTATGTTCCTGTACCAGAGAACTGAGCGTATGCAAGAGCATCTGTACCAAGCTTGATTGTCTTACCTGGTGTTGTAGATGTACCCTCTACAGTCTGAGCCCAACCGGTCCCACCTTGAGTTGTACCGTTGATTACGAATACAAAGTCTCCAGAAGTAACCTGAGCTGGGATGTGGTTGTTATAGTCAGTTGTACGAGTAAGTACTGGTGCAACAGATACTGTTCCTGCTGTAGAAACGCGGTAAATACCGTTTTGAGTTCCTGTTGTCTGGTTCTTTAAAAGAACTCGGTCATTTAGTACAAGAGTAACCCCGTCAATTACTAGTGCACCTGTTGCTGTTATAGCAAATGTTGCTCCTACACCAGCGCCACCATCGGCACCGGTTGATCCTGGAGTATATGTACCAACAAGGTTGGTTGTAGTTGCGGCCTGTACTTCGTCCTTAACATTAAGGCCTTGTGCAACGCTGTCTACGTAATTCTTAGTTGCAGCATCTTGTGCATTTGTTGGGTCAGCAAGGTTTGTAAGCTTGTATCCACCCATTGAATAATCGCCATTTGCAGTAGCAAGGGCGTTAAGGTTAATATTTGAGTGGTCTGTATTTGTGTGGCGGTGTACGTGATCTGCATTAGCTACACGAATACTTGTTCCAGCTGCATTAGCTGAACCAAGGTTTGCAATGTCTGCTGTTTCGCCTCGAGCTTGGGCCACTACCCAGTTTGCAGATGAAGTGGTGCCGTTTGAAACATACAGCGTGTTAGTTGTCAGATCAAAGTATGTAGAGCCACTTGAGAGAGGAGTTGTAGATGGAGCACCTGAGCCGGTTGTTACGCTACCTACTGGTGTCCAAGCGTTTGGCACATAAACTTTAAGAGTACTGACTGTTGTGTCGTATACAAGTTGGCCAAATACCGGACTTGTGATTGCGTTAATCTGTGTAGTTGAAAGGTTCTGAATACGGGCATTCAGAAGTTCAAGCTTGTTAAGATTAATCGGGGTTAAAAAACTACGTGCCATTCATCTTCTCCTTATGAAAGATAAGCGTTTCCGCTAAAAGCTGTTTGAAAGTTTAGGACCAGTGAGTTCCGATTAGTATACGTAATTTCGCCTTCAACGATTGTTCCAGCTGAGTCTACCACGGTTACGTTTGGATAGAAGTTTAAATTGTGGGTTATGGACCAAGTATTGCTAGAGACGCCCTGTTGATGGTTAAAGGCTACTGATGGGAAGGCTATCTGGTTTATAACGATAGGAGGTTGTTCCACCACTGTTACGATATCGGTTGGCTCCAGGCCATTTGCCCGGGTAGGCTCCCAAATTGGACTCACTTTGTAACCTCTCGTTCGGTAAAGATCTTACCGGTCAGGTAGGTTCTAACTGTTTGATCAGGAGCTGTCATTTGTAGGTCATAGTAGGCAGTTGGTGGGAAGTCGTCCGTGACTGTTCCAGGAAGGGAAAGACGTATGCTGTCGATAACGCCACTGTTTGTATACGCAAACTTGACAATGGTAAATTCAGCCAAGACTGCTGGCCCAACCTGAGCATAGTTACCTTGGCTAAATAGACGAACCTGAGCTTTAGGTGTGTAGCCGCTGATATCAAATTGGAACTGGAACTCTGCAGTAAAGGAGTCTCCCGCATAGGCAGACAGATCTCTGATCATAGCTGTTCCTTGAGGAGTAGTGTCTCCGTAGTTTGGGATGTTTAGGCGTACACGTTGTGGAAGAGAGCGGTCGTCTACTTCTTGTGGTCGGTAGACTGGGATTAAACGGTTTGTTAGGCGACTGATGCGACGCAAGGTCATAACCTCAATACGGTACAGACCTACACCAAGCATAGCGCAGAGTTCTTTGTACTGGTTTCTTCGGATCTCAACCATCTCATTAACCTGACGAAATCGTTCTGAACGAGGGATTGATACTCCGTCAGGAGAGATGATGTCAATATCAAATGCTGAGTCAGTTGCTAGTGTGTATAAGGCCAGGGTAGAGGCTAGAAGGACCACTGGGTACTCTTCAATAGGTGGGAGCAAATCAATCTGATTAACTCGGGCACCTGAGGTATCAGTAGCTCCACGAGCATGCTCTAAGAAAGCTGTGTGGATATAATAAGAAATTTCTGTATCAGTAAAGTAACGGTATGACTGACCCACTACTTTAATTACTGAGTTATTTGGTGGGGTGTTAGCTGTACCGAAGTCCAGCATTCCCACGCCCTCTTCAACAGTTACAAAATTAGATTTGTTTACGCCATTAACAGTGACTTGTAAAGAGTATCCCTGGACTGGTGCTGTGCTGAGCTGGTAGCGGTATGTGACCCCATCACCTGTGAAGGTGTCAGTGAACGCTCTGGCGGTATCGCCAATCTCTGCTCTCAGTCTATCTGTGAGCTGCTGTACTGTGGCCACTGATCCTCCATAAAGGTTGTGTGCTAATCATCTAACATTATATATAATAAGTCCTGCTAAAAAGGCTCAACTCCGACAGGAGGGCGATTGTCGGAGTTGAGCGGACTATAGAGGAAACTTTGTCCTCTTACAAACGATTAGAAAGGTAGCCCTTTTCTTCGAGGTGACGAGCAAGATCTTTAGAGACCTTGTACTTCTTACCTGCTACGAAGGAATAGAAATTACCTGCACCAAAAGCCATCATTTCAAGTGTTTCCGCAACGCGGATAACTACCTGGTCATCTGCCAGGGAAACCCCTACGCTTTCGACTTCATCGATGATAGTTGGGTTTGATGGATTGGCTGTGAGATCTGTAACTTCAGTCTCATCTTTAAATTCTTGTACTCTAGTTGCCATAGAGATTTCATTTGCCCTAGCTGCCTGTTGCTCAGCCACTGCCTTAAGTTGTTCTTCTCTTTGACGTCCTGTGACATCAGATACTTTTGCTTTTGACACGATTTGTGTTCTCCTTATAGTTTAGTTTTTGAAAGTAGCTGGGGGAGCTTGCGCCCCCCCAGGCCACTGTGTTGAATTAGTTGGTTTCTGCGATAACTACAGATTGATCAGTGATTAGACCAAGACCGTAGATTGCGTACCAAGCAAGTGCGTGCTCACGACCGAAGTCTAGAATACCGCCATCGCGGAGTTCTACTGGAAGAGAGATTGCGTGACCGAATGCGTTATCTCCAATGAAGATAGCTGAGTAGCGGTCTGCGTTACCGTTACCTGTCTTGCGAACAGGGGTTGTGTATCCACCACCAGTT